TTCTGGTTTGATAGACCAAAAGCAGTTTGAAATGGGCTACAACTACTACTATGTGAATGTAGGTAGAATGCTCCCCGTTGAGGAGGCAGTCCCGAAATCAGTGAATGTTCTTGGAACGAATATGTCCTCAAAGGCAATTGACCTCTTTATCTTCATTGAGTATGGTGTTGAAGTGTCCGTTGATATTTTGACTGGTGCGAGAGTTTAATAACCTCTGCGTTAATAATTAGATAATGTCTTATAAAAATATACATTATCTAACATTTAGGGATTGCCGTCCAAATATTTTTTTCTACTGCTATACTATAATGTCGTATAGAGCAATAGAAATCTCACGCCCAACTCCCCGAGTTTTAGGGAAACTCCGTAAGGGAGGTAAGGTAAGAATATGTAGCGGAACTGGGTTGTCCCTTGTAGTAAGGGCGGACAGATATAATCCTATAACAAAATCTTTTGGAAAGGGCAAGGCATTCACAATGGCTTTGACCCCCGAAGAAATCAACGCCAATATGAATGTCCCAGAGGGGGTTGAAATGACTGGAAAGGGTCTTTGGGACGATATAAAGTCGGGCTTCAAGGTGGGTGCGAAACTGCTTATTCCCACTATCAAGGGTTTAGCCAAGCAAGGTGTGAGCGAGTTGGCGAAAAACGCACCGCAGTTAGGAGCGACTATCGGTTCGTCTGCTTTGAGTGGTCTTGCCCTAATGGCGGGTCAGCCCGAACTTGTGCCGTTCGCAATGAAGGCGGGTGCTTCGCTTGGCGAGAAGGCGGGTAAGGCGTTGGGTGGCTATGCCGAGAGTAAGGCGACAAGGGCTATTGACCGCTTTGACCCGTATAACGAACAGCGTGGTAATGCTCCTCCTTCCCGCACACCCGATACAAATGTGCTTTCAGCCAACTCTGTTTTGACTGCTATGAATAGCCCTGTTGGAACGGCGAATATCGGTTCTTATTTGGCTTCATTGAAGTTGGGCGAGTTGGAGGGTGAAATAGCGAGACGCAGAGGCGGATACAGCACACCATACGACGACAGCGGGGGCAGACGGGTTCTTGCTCCCTACACGGACGCAGTAGGACGGGGAATGAAGGGATTGTCGTTTATGGATATGCCTATTGGAAGGCAGTTGGGCGGATACGGCTCACTTCCTCCCTCCGCATACGCTGAATTAGCAAAGCAGGGTATTACAGACGAAGCGTCGTATAACGCACAATTTGCTCCTCGTCGTGGTAAGGGCTTTGGTGATATAAGAATGGCGAGGAGACCTATGGGAGCAGACCCCGCTACTTACACTCCTATCCGTCTTCGTGGGGGACGAATGGGCGAAAAGGGGTCGGTTGGTATTCACGGAAACCTTTTGGGTATGGGAATGCCCCCTGCCCTAATGTCGCAACCTTTCAGTGCTAATTTCCAAATGGCGAGTAGATTGCCCCCCGCTTTTGCCCCCATATTCCATAGCGGTATGTAGGTGGTGTAGGTGGTGTAGGGTGAAGGTCGCCCTTTTTTCGTATATAGATTTTTTTTATTATCCATTTTAGAAAATAAAAAAAAATATCCTTTTTTCTACTATGAAAAAAAGAGCACCTACACCCTACACCACCTACACCTTTTTATTTTTCTTTAACATAGGTGGTAAGCATATTCGCAGAACTACCCATTTCAGTCATATCTTTATCAATCTTCTTTTTCTGTTCCATAGTGTCGGCATATTTATCCGTTAGGTAAGTGTGTCTCAAAGCATTCACGCCAACCTTCTTGCCGTCAAATAATTTATTGAGACGCTGATTGAGTTTGACGGAAGTCAAGGGGTTCATATTAGTATCAAACAAGAGAAAGTCGGTGGGATTGACCTTTATCCACTTGGTAATGATATTTTTGAGAGCAGTTGGGATTTGGACTACTTGTTCGCCGTAGCACTTTGCCGTCTTGTAGGAGTTGTAATGAATGGAGGACTTGTCTAAATAGTTGTCTTTGGATTTATCAACATTCTTAATCTTCCAATCAACCAAATCTTTACTTCTACGAGGAGGGACGAAAACGCCACCCAAAAGAGAAACAATAATGTAAGATTGGATTTGTTGGAGGTCATTTGGAGTAAGGTGAGATTTTTTATATATCAAATCAGTATTTCTCTTTAAATTGTCCCAAAGGGTCTTAATATCGCCACCAGCAACCCAGTTCTCCTTTTGGCTTTCACTCTTTTCTTGCTTACCTATATCGTGGTTGTATTCCTTAATGTCTTCCAACATTAAATCACGATACTTCTTATCGTCTGTGATAATCACCAAAGCACTCAAAATTGTCTTACGCTTATTGGGCGGGACTTCTTTCAAGTGTGCGAGGATTTTGTCGGTCTCTTCAAACTTCTTGGTCTCAATCTCACCAGCACCAAAAACCTTCTTATAAAGATTACGGAGAATGCTGTTGTAGGTTGTAATGCTGGAAGCAGAAAGGGTAGGGCGTTTGTCCTTGATATACTCTTTAAGGTCGGGCATACTATAATGTTTAGGGATATTTTAATTTTCGTTTATTTACCGATAAATAAAGTATCTGCTAAATATATAGAATGAACTCTAACCTTGTTGTTAATGGTTTGATTACCCGTGCTACTGACCTTGCTGGAAATGGATTGGAAATCCTAAATGCTGACCTTGCGTATGGGTTGCCGAAAGAGAACTTGGTGATAAGCCGATTGAGCGAATACTTCAATGAGAAGATTGATAAAGCGGAGTATCAGTTCAGTCCATTTGACGCTTCAAGTGAAACGACTAAATATGAAATCAAGTCAAGAAGAAACAGATACAAGGCATACCCCACAACGATTATCCCAGTGGATAAGTGTGAGCGTATCAAGGGCGAACGATTGGTCTTTGTATTCAACTTCACTGACGGATTGTATTACATTGTGTATAACAAGGAAACATTCGCTAAATACTCTATCCAAGAAGTGGAGGCGGTTCGCAGTAGGGGAGTGAGAACTTTAAAGCCACACTTTTTTATCCCGATTGGCGACCTGACCCATATAAACATTTAGACGATTGTTAAGCGATTGCTTATATTAAGTGAAAATTCATATTAATCTTCATTTAATATCATAAATCATAAGGAAACACTAAACTAAAATATTTTTATTACTCATTCTCTATATAATTCCATTGTTAATGCTTAAATATCATATAATACTATCATATTTAATCTCTTTCTTAACATTAATCTCACACTTAACTATCATATTAATACAAGCCCTGCCCCAATAAAGACGGGTCAGTGATTACCCCACGAGAACGGGGAGGCAACTCACCGCCTTTCATTCTCTTCTTACGAATGGAAGCCATATATGCTTTGGCTTCTGCTGAACCTTTTACCATACGAGGTCTCTTACCAACTCCCATACCCGTAGCGTCTCCCAACGCCTTACCAGCGTAATTGCCTAACGCTTTACCTGCGGTCTGCCCCACAGCAAAACCTGCGAGAGGGTTTCCAGTAGCAAGAGTTGTTCCTAAACCCGCCAACCCACTTACGACTGCTGGGAGACCTTTGTGAATAAGGAAACTACCGACGGGCTTAAATGCCTGACCTAATGCTCTGCCTCCTTGCTTTGAAAAGGTGAATTTGAATGCGTCCCCTATATCGTCAAGAAAGCCCTCACCTTCCAAACTATCTCCTCTTGGTATGGGGGCAATATTTCTGGCTTGGTATGACCCGCTTCCTCTACTCCCCCCTGCGTATAATCCGCTTCCTCCTGCGTATAAACCCTCACCACCAATTGGTCTGGGGTGAGATAAATATACTTGACTGAATGCTTGTGGTATGCGAGGAAACATATCACTCATTAATGCTGGGTGTCCTGAATGTGCTGGAAAAACTGAACTATGGGTTGCCCCTAACATTCTACCTCCTTGCGACGGCATATCTATATAAGTATCGTGAGATAATTTTTCTTCCGTTTCCCCTAAATCTCCACCCTCTAATACCACATTCGCCCTACCCGCTATATCAGTTAATGTATTCATTACTTTACGAAGCGTGGGAAAACCCTCCAATATTGTCTTTGTATCCTGACCTATATAGTCGTGCGTTTCTTTGCTATTCATTCCATTTGCTTTCAATATATACTCTATAAAGTTTCCGCAATTATTATCCTTTGCCGAATATCCAAAGAACTTGGTGTCGCCCACCTCCTTTCTCGCCTTCTCCAACATATCGCCAAAGGTTAAACCCGCTGGTGGTGGTGGGACTTCTTGCGTCTGCTCGTCCTTGTGTGCCTTTGGATTTGGATTTATAGCGATTACCTCATTCTTCTCCACCTTCAAGGTCTTACCATTAGACAACTTGACCCACATACTGATATGATATAGCGTGTCCTTTGGTTGCTCTTTTATTCGCTTATCTGTTTCACCACCCGTCGCCCAACTTATCAGTGTGGTATAAGTAGAAGACAACGGCTTTCTATGTAGCGTTATGGTCTGGACTATTGCGTCCTTGTTTGCGTCTATAATCTTTTGGACTGACGGGGGATAAGCGTCCAATCTGCCGTAGATTAGGTTCTTACCAAACTTCTTGACCTCTTCAAGTGCCTTCTTGGGATTTTTAACCGCTCGGTAAGCCGTCTTTGCTGTCTTGACTATCTTACTCAAAATACCGCCACCTGAACCCTCGCCGTCCCCGTCCTCGCCGTCGTCTTTGTCTCCCTCTGCGTCGCTCTCGCTTTCAAATCCTTTTCCCTTGATTTTTGCGTATTCTTTTAAGGATTTCTTGTATTCGTCGTCCAAGCCATACCAATTCTCCGCATACTTATAGTCCTCTTGAAACTTCTTTGTTTCTTTTAAGAGTTTCTTATGCTCTGCTATTGGCGGAAGGGGTCGTAGCACCAATGTATTTTTTAATTCAATTGCCTTGTTTCTTATATCGTCCTTCTTTTTTCTATCCGCTCTCTCCTCCTCCAATTTCTTCTTCCAATGAGGCGGTAATAATTTGGCTCTCGCCTCTGGGTCGTCCAACTCATATTGCTTCACTTCTTTTATCAACTCATTTATATAATCCCCGTCGCTTTTATTAGCCCCCTCTTTCAGTTTTTTCAACCTATCAACCGCATTCCATACATTATCTTTACCGCTGTTTTGGTAGGAAGTTTTGTCTAATATATCTCGTATTGCGTAGTTATAAAAATTACCAATACCCGTAAGGTATGCTAAATCCCTATCCATAGGTTGTGCCTTTTTCTCCGCTTCCCTTGCCTTTTTCTCCGCTTCTAATCGTTTCTTTTCCCTTGCTGTTGGCTCTCCACGCAAACCGCCGTCCTCAAAATCTTCGTCGTCGCTCCCCTCTTGCTCCACCAGCAGTTTCCTTCCCTTTCTTGGACGACCTCTTGGATATTTCATTGGGGCTTTTGCCTTGCCCTTTGTAGTATTTCTGGTATAGACCTTCTCTTTGGTCTCCTTTAATCCCGCCCTTTTCGCATTCTTATAAAGGACTGCTGGAAACCCTCTCGGCTTATTCTTGGTTGGAATTGCTCTGTTCTCTGCCTCGCCGTCATATATTGCCCTGAAATGTTTAACAATCTTTGCTTGGTCTCGCTTTGAAAACTCATATAATAGAGGTCTCGCTTTTGCGAACTCCGCTTGTTCGGTCTCCGTTTCCAAAAAACCAGCGTTTTCTGCGTCCTCATTCCTTGTTATTCTTAAAGAGTTTTTTCCCTTGCGACTGGCTAAATTGCGGATTTCAGTCATTGGGTTTGCTAATTTCCACTTTATCCCATTCCTACCTTTGCCTTTCTTTTTACTTGCGACTATAAAAAAGGGCGGTAGTTCCAAATTGAGTTCTCCAAACATAGGCAACGGGACTTTTGTATCAAAGGCATTGGGTTTGGTGTCGTCTCTATTGGAGATTTTTTCAAAAAACTTGTCGGCAACAACCCCGCTCCCGCTTCCTAAATTCAGTGTAATATTAGGCATTATATACTATTAGCGAGATTATAATTCCCTGATTAAAGAGAAATAAAAAAAGGTGTAGGTGGTGTAGGGTGTAGGTTCTCTTTTTTTCATAGTAGGAAAAGGACTTTTTTTTTATTTTCTAAAAAAAGGATAGTAATGATAAAACCTATATACGAAAAAAGGACGACCTACACCCTACACCACCTACACCTTTTGAATAGTTGGCTTATATACCTTTCGCACAGGTTTTGGACTATTTTTCCTATCAAATTCCAGCCCCATATAATCTATCCACAGCGGTTTATTGTCTGCGTCATAGTGGATATAAGTTTTAAATATCGTGGAGGGTAGTCCCTCAATTATTTCAATGTATTTACACTCGGGTCGCAAGCACATTATACATATACATTAGATAAAAATTAAGGCATTTCACTTTTATAAGCGGACGGGTCTAATATCTGCGTAAAGCCCTTCCTAAACCTTTTGAACGGGTCTTCTTCTAAATCAATTAAAAGTGGCGAGAACTTCTCCTTTGTAGCAAATTCATACATTCCCAGCAATTGCTCCCTTGATACACCCAGCCCAAATTCACTCAAAATCATATTCACCTCTCGGTTTCCCGATAGTTTCAAAATAACCATATACGAGCAGTTGTTGCGGATAATCTTGGGGATTTTAAAATATGACTGCGACAAGTATATCACAGAACAATTCAACTTTCTCGCACGAATATAATAGTTCTCTATCGCTGATTGGTCTTTGGCGAGAACCAAATCGTCAAAGCACACAAGGTGGTTAATCTTCTTATCCATTTTATCTAAAAGGGGGAGGTTGTGTATGCCCTCCTTGACTTGGATTTGGTCGCATTTAGAAGTTAAAAAGTTATATAGTGGTTCGTCCTTGTTTCTCGTTATAATAGTTATATCGCCAAAAGTTCCTTTTGCTCCCTGACTGAATAGGTGGATAAGATTAACAAGGAAATTTGTCTTTCCACTGCCCGAAGGGGCTACAACACACATTCTAAATGGGACTTTTAGGTGGTGTATATTTAAGTTGGGGTTCTCGGCACTATCAAGCATTTCCTTTGGTATTTTCTCATACCAATTTACGATTTCCGCTGTGGCTTCTGCTTCTTTCTTTTTTCGGGGAGGCATTATATACTTAATGAGAAAATAAAAGTGCTAAACTTACTATATTATTATCTCGGTTAATGTATATAATGAGTGCTTATTACCCTCCACGAGAAAATGTCCCTATATTTGACGCTTCTTTATTTAGCACAGAAAACGACGGCAGTCAAACCACGCAAAGCGTAAGTTCGTCAGTTATTAACCTTTCAGCACAATCTATAACAATCACGCCAAGTTCCGCTTTGGATTTGGATAATCCCGCCACCTTTTCATTTATAAAAAACAACTATGGGAGCAATTCAGCATTACCCGTTTCGGTCTTTTCGTCTGCTCCCGCTCCCGCCGTTCCCGACGAAATAATTTATCAACACCTCTGCGAGATTTCTTTTGGGAGCAACGCAATAAATTACGGGGGTAATATACAATTTCGCTATACCAATAATGTATATGCGACTACTTCTGCTGGAAACGACGCTTATTGTTGGGACAATGGAACTTTCTTTATAGTCCCAGTGTTATTGAATAATTCAAGTTTGCCTACCCCTTATACAGCAAACACAAGTGAAGCCGTAGCCACAACGGGCAACAACGGGTTTTTTATGACGAGTAGAGACACGGGAACTCACCAACCCGCTCTTAATCCTGACCCATATTCTGGGGGGTTAGGAAGTGTCCCTATCGTCTATATGGAATATGTCTTCGGTTCTAATAAGATTTTACTCTATGTTAAAAACACTGCTACTTACTTTCCCTCATTCGCTTCTCCTTCTGGAAATCTGGTTGAGACAACCTACAATTTCAATATTGAAGTTTTAAATAATAGTGGTGCGAGGGTTTCAACTACTCTACCATACTCAACCGCTATGGTTCAAGAGACAACAAGAATTGTTGTATAAGCGTCGTATAAAGAGTTTTTGGTTGCCCTTTTGATTTTTTTATCTCTGCTTAATTATATAAATGAGTGCTTATAACCCTCCCGTAGAAAATGTCCCTATATTTGACGCTGGATTATTTAGAACAACTAATGGCGAAGGCGAGTTTTTAACTATCGCAGAGGCAAATAAATTATACTTACAATTCCCATTCGGGCAAGGGACAGAAACTATCCCCGCCGTGAATATTACTGGAAACGCAACCATAAGCAATAATATAGTAATGAACGGGACTGCTGGAACGAATTTCTTACAATTCCCCGACGGCTCTCAACAATTCGTCGCTGTCCCCAACCCCATTCCTGCCGACACTTACGACGCAGTTCTTAATGCTGGTGATACAGCGACCGAAAAATCTGCGAAGATTACTGGAACTGGCGTGATTGGAACTGCTACGGCGACTAACTCAAAGGCGAGTATTGTTATTCAAGACAGCGATTTCGCTGGAACTATCGCCCAGTCCAGTTTAACAAATAAAACATTAAATATGATTGCTGGTATTCCTATTGGATATAGTCAAAGTTTAAACCTTATCTTGGATACTGGTGGAGCGAGTAATGGTCTTTATCACAGCGATACTAACCCCAGCAGTCCCAGTCCGTTCGTAATCAGCACCGACCAAGACCTACAATTAACTTCTGGATTGCTTAAAAACTTTCTCGTAAGTAGTGCGAATATTACAGCAAGTCCCACTTCTATTATGTTTGGTAATTTATCAACCCAATTCACTACGCACACAGCAACGGGCTTTAATGCGAACGACAATAGCAGTTCCGCCTTTGCTTACTACCGAAATAATCAAATGAGTATCTACGGCACTGGAAATGCGAGTTTATTTGCGAATAAAACTACCCTAACCTACACCGATAGTGCGGGAACTGCGACGGGTGCTTTGAGTTCAAACTCTTTAACAATGATAGACCCCACTACTGGGACTTCGGTATATAGTGGGGGGTCTGCTCGTATTTCTTCTGCGAATTCGGCTGGTGCGTCCGCCCCTATATTACAACTTCAAAATAGCACTGCGGGAGCGTCTGCTGGTGTTGCTATTGAAACCTTTAAGAATGGCGGTGCGGGTGTTATTGGCGACGAGGTTTTTAGATTGAGTATGAAAGGTAAGAACTCTGGAAACACCACAGCAGAATACGGCAGAATTACTTGTAATATAAGAGACCCTACCACGAGTGGTGCGGGTATTGACGGAGGTCTAATATTATCCGCACCAATCAATAACACTATGACCTCCTTTTTGGATTTAAACGGCAATAACGGCAATGTGAATTGTTTGAGAAATCTTGATATGAGAGCCAACGATATTCTTTCTACCACTGCTAATCTTCGCTTGATTACTTCTGCTTCTTCTGGTGCGGGTTCAATTACTATTGAACCAAAAGGGGCTGGAACAGGGTTTCTTATATTGAATAACTTGCCTACAAGTTCTGTGGGATTACCCGTTGGTGCTGTTTGGAAGAATGGAAGTGTTTTGAATATCGTATAATTTTCTAACCATATATAAAGACAAATGTGTAAATGGGAACGCCGATTAATATTTTCTAATATGGATAGTGCTGGGGAGACCATTTCCGTCTTGGAGGAACTGCTTAACGAGAAAGAGCGACGGAGGACATTCTACCAAAAGTATATCTGCTGTTGCCTTTTCAAAAGAAAAGTAAAAATAAACTCTGCCCCTATATATATTGACCCCAATGGAGAATGACTGGACTACTGATATAGAGAATGTCCTTGAAGGCATACGGATTAACGCCGTTATATTATCAAAAGAACACAAGCAACGCTACTTTGTATTGAAGGAGAACCTCAAATACTACCGCTTACCCGTAATCGTTTTGTCGGGTATAAACTCTATAATCTCCGTGGGAATGACCCCCTATATGGAACAAGGTGCTATTAGTTTAACCACTTGCCTTTTGGCTCTGGTTTGCTCTATTATTGGTAGTGTAGAATTATATTTAGCGATACAAAGGGGAATGGAGTGCGAAATGGTGTCCCAGCGAGATTATTATCTTTTATCAGTTGATATTTTTAAAACGCTCTCTCTATCAAGAGAACACAGACCCGTTCCAGCAAAGGATTATTTAGAAAAGTGCTACAATACCTATTGTAGATTGGCGGAAAGCAGTAATGCTCTCGCAAAGAAAGTAGAGGATAAATTGTGTCCGTTGCCTATTGCGATTAGTTCCGTTGCGAGTTCCAGTCCCCGAATAAACGGCTCTTCAAGCGGTGATTTAGAATTAGGTTTAACTATGTAATTAATTTTTCTCTTAATATGTTATAATGTATCATATTACAGATTACACAAAGAAACAAGCAAAGCGGTTGGGAGTTCAGGTATTCCCAAGTGGTAATCCCAAAAAGAAAATAGAGATATATGATAAGAATGGGTTATTTATCACCTATGCTGGTGGGGCTGGGTATAAAGATTATCCTACCTACATTCAAGAAAGGGGCAAGGAATACGCAGACAAACGCAGAGCATTATACAAACTTCGCCACGAGAAAGATAGACACAAAGTCGGTTCAGCGGGATACTACGCCGACCAACTCCTTTGGTAGTTTGGTAATGGACTTATTCACTTTTGGTTGTTGGAGTGGCTATTGGAATATCCAGAAAATATTAAATACGGATTTTAGGCGGAAATAAAATGTTGGCTTAATGTATAAATGTCGCTCACTGATACTCAAATCAAAGATTTAGCGAAACGAATGAGAGTGCCTTTGTGTTTTATCGGCTTCAAAGACGAACTCAAAGGGCAGAAACTCAAATACAACAAGTCCTATATAATTAATATGGAGGACGAGTTTGACGAGGACGGCGAACGCAATCAAGGTTCGCATTACACTTGCTTTCAAGTCAATAAATATCCCAACGACAAAAAGGAGGGTCTATACTTTGATAGTTTTGGAATGCCCCCGCCTACCATTGTGGAGGAGTTTTGCGGTATGAAACTGCCGTATGCTACAAAGGATATTCAGTCCCTAATGAATTCCGCTTGTGGTTGGTATTGTTTAGCGTTTTTACATTATATTAATTCGGCAGAGAGTAGGTCAGGCGACCTATACCACGACGCAGGTGAATTCACCGATATTTTTGACGATTTGAGTAAGAGTTGCGACCACTTGAAAAACGAATTCTTGTTGAAACACTTTTTCCGCAGTGCCGACCCAGAGAAACGAAAACCAGTTGAAATGAAAGGTATGAATGTTGTGAAAGACCCCAGTGTCCCCGCAGACCCAAAAACAATTATTAGTGAGGACGACGACTTTCAGGGCAAGGTCGGGTGTTAATTTAAGTATGCGTATAAAATTGATATGCCTTTTCGTCTATTGATTAGTCGTATCAATTAAAGCAAAAGCAATCAAAGTAATAATGTCCCCAATTATCAAAATCAAAAGTGGAGAAGTGTGTCCCTTATGTCGTGTATCCTGTGTATTAGACCTCTCCCGTTGGTCTCATTATATTCACACCGACTACTCGTTTATTGAAGTGGGTGAGAACCCGATAGTGTGTAAGGGGTGTAATATTAAGGAGTGGAAATACAGACGACAGGCGTTGTTTGATATGATAGGTGTTGTTAATTCCCTCTGCCCCGAAACTCCTGCGTGGGCGTAGAATAAAAAAAAATGAAATAAAAGTTGAAGTTTGATTTGATAAGCAATAGTATCATATCAAAAGAACAATGGACTTTAAATATCAATTGAGAATGGTGTATGCGGGAGACGGCGAGGATTTTGCGGAGGTTCTTCGGGACGGGTTGCGTATATGGGAATGGGATAGTGAGGAGGAGTTGAGAGCAGAATGGGACGCTTTAATGCTGTATGTAAGGGATTACGAGGCGGTGTCTTATTACATTACGAAATCGTGGGAGGACGACTACGAAATCATTTGGGACAGCACTGACGGCAAACGAGACCAAGACGACTTCACAAACCGAATGTGCGGGTTCTGCGGTGAGGGGTTTGATTTGGGCGACCCGCATTATTACGACGAGGAAGAAAGCGAATGTTATTGTAGTGAGGTTTGCTTTCGCAAGGAGAAGGAGAGGTTCAGTGAGTTATAATTAAACACAAATAAAAAAAGGGGGCATTACCCTCTCTTTTTATTTTTTTGTTTTTACTTTTGTAGCAGGGAGGTCTTTGCGTCTTCAATGGAGATAAGTCCAATACGGGCGAATATCACCATATTATTACACTTACCACAGCACTTTCCCTCACTCGCAAGGGGAGCGGGGCTGTTGCCGTAGGGGCATTCGGTCTTTTCACCGCAAAAGCAACAGATAGGACGATTGGGGTATTTAGCGTCATAGTGTGCTTTGGCTTCCTCTGGGTTCATTCTGCGTCTAATGGGGATTTCAATAGCGGGGGCGTTCATTGTATATATTACTACTTATCTTGGCTTTAATACCTTTCTGTTCTAAATAAATATTGCTTTCAATTTTTTATCTATTCGTAAATTAGGGCAAATAAGGGCTGGACGGATAGAATAAAAAAAGGGGGCATTACCCTCTCTTTTTATTTTTTTTTGTTTTATCTCGTCTCACCATAGAAGCAAATCTTCTTGATATAATCACGCTGGTTCAAAGACGAGGCACAATACTCCAAGTATTCTTGTTCCTCAACCCCGTCAAGGCGAACCATATTGCCCGAAATATCATAGGAAACCGCCATTAGGTCGCTATACTTTTGGAATAGTTTTGGGAATATAGCACCATTTCCGCTCTTGGCGAGTGATTGGTATATCAACTTCTCCACCTTGATAAGTTGAATATTGTTCTCGTAATTCTTCATTTTCTCGGCATTCTTGTCCTCCATTTTGAAGACCGACTTGTCCTCTTCTTTATCATAGCACGAGGACACAAGACCCAGCACCCTACCATACACCTTCCAACTATCCAACTTGGTTTGGATAGAGGCAATACGCTCGTCGCAACTTGCGATACACATTGAAATCTGTTGAGGAGTAAATACCATTTTGATTGTTTTGATACTTATAATCAGTTTGGTAAATTTGATTTCAATTTTTTAATAAATCTTAAATTAGCCCAAATTTGGGTTGTCTCTTGTGGGTTGTGGGTTGGAGAAAAAAGGTTCTTAACCCCTATTCCTTGTTTAAATATCTTAATTATATAATGCCTAATCTACACGCCCTCCGCCTTTAATCTTTCCAAGTGCCTCTCCGCCTCTGCGATAATTGCCTTTTGCTTTTTGATTGCGATTGCCTTTGCTTTTTGTTTTCTTTGTTGCTCCGCTTGGAATTGTGCCTGTGCCTGTGCCTTGTCCTGCTCCTCCTTCAACTTCTTCTCCTCCGCCTTTGTCTTGTTGGCGTTGCGGGTCTGCTCCTTTTTGAGTTCCGCCTTTGTCTTGGCTTTCTCTTGCGGGACGGGAGCAATGTCGGCGTTAATCAACTCGGTTTCCAATCTGTGCTTATACTCATTGAGGAGTGCGAGACGGCGGAGGACATTCTCATTCAACTCACGGGCGATTGATTGGTGAATAGCACTACCAGCAGTCAGCAGAACGCCCTCGGGTTCAACGATACACCTGACTTTCAACTGGCGGTCAAGACGCTCCTTGATATACTTGCTGACCTCCTTGTTTGCCTTTATGAATAGGCGTTCTCGCTCGTCATAGCACTTGTTGTATTGAACTTTAATATCCTCTGGGAAATCAGTATCCAAAGGCAACATTTTCTCGCCGTCTAAAAGTTCCTGCTCCAACTGAAATATTCCGTCGTTGAGTGGCTGTAAGCACCCACCAAGAAATGTATCATAGTCGTCTTGGTTTGTTTTGAGGTCTTCACTACGACGAACTCCCTTGCGACGAGCGGGAATGACCGCCTCCGCATTACACTTACCGCACACTCTTCTACCCTCTCCAAGCAAGGGGTAGGGGTTGTGTCCGTGAGGGCATTCGCACCACTTTCCGCACAAACCGCAAATGGGGTGTTCCTTTTTGGTGTCGGTGTCTCGTAGGATATAGAGGTGCTTGGCGTTAATCCCGTCAAAGAACTCGTCCCTCTGCTCTTTGGTCTCAAACGCATAGGTCATTCCACTAACCATAGTTCCAAAGAGCATTAGGGAGATAGGACACATAATGTTTGCGTCCTCGTCCATTTCGCCA